TACGAACTAATAAACCTAAACCTGCTAAACCAACTGCACCTGTTAAAGCAGTTTTAAAACTAAATACGGCTTTAGTAATACCTTTTAATCCCCGCCCTATCTGACCGAACGCCTGTTTAGTCTTATTAACGGCGGTTATTTTAAAATTTATTCCTTTTTGAGCCATATTATTTTTTGTTTTTCATTTTATCTAATTGAAATTTATCTTTTTCAGCTTTTACTTCTAAATACATAAACCAACTATCGTATTCTGCTTTTGACATATTAAATATGTCTGCAATATTTTTATTTAGCTTTTCTGCTAAAAAAAATATCGCGTAAAAATCAGGTTCTAATCGAAGTTTTTTTTTACGTCGTCTGCGTTGAACTCGTTAATAATGAAAGACCCTAAGGTTTTTACAATATCTACGTCTGCTTGATTTAAAAGTTTATCTTTATCAGCTACGCTAAATGCTTTATCGCCATTTTCTTTTTCGGCTTTCATTATTATTGCGTCAACTAACATTGTTATCTCATCTTTTCTTGCTGATTGATATAATCGTCTTGTTTCATGTACTGTTAATGGACTAATCCAATAAGTTACACCCCACTCGTCAATTGTAACTGATCTTTTTTTCTTTTCTGCAAAATGTGAAATAACTTTGTCTATATCTGACATAAATTATTATACTGTTCCGATTGTAACTGCACCTGTAACTTGGAAACCAATTGATCTCTCAACTATTCCATCGTGTGTTTGTGAAACACCAACAGAAGTTATGATCGCAGTTCCTGTATAGTAAGTATCGCCTGAAGTTGCACCCTCAGGGTATAAATTTAAAGTTACTGACGCACCAATAGTACAAGCGACTTGTCCGTTAGTATCTGTTTCGTCCCAAAAACAATCCATAGTTCCTGACGAACTTGATTGTGTTGCCGTATATGTTTTAACGGTATCACCCAATTTTGTAGTTTCCACCGTGTCTTGCGTTTGATCTAAAGACCAAGATTTTAATTCTGCAACTGCATTAGAACCAACTTTAACAGTTCCCGCGCTTCCTGAATGTGTAGCCATTATTTATTATCCTTATTTATTGTTATTTTAGTTTTTGTTTGTTTGATAATTGGACTAGAACCCTCTTTAGACCAACCGTTTTTTTCGAAACGTTCTAAGTCCGTGTCCCATATCTCAATTTTATTATCGTCTTTTACGACTATAATTCTTTTTGCCATTATCCTAATACCTCAGGGTTAATTTTTGTTGTTATATAGTGAACATTAAACGTCATTTTAATAACGCCTAATTGTTGATTGCCTATATTCTCTAATTCGTATTCTGTATTTGTAAGCCAAGTTTCTTTAGCGTGTCCACCTCTAGTTAAATCAGTTGCTAAAGCTATCTCAACTTCTTTTGCGATTGTGTCTAAAGTTTCATCAATATTTGATGTTGCTTTAGCAAATCCCTCAACTTGTATTTCTAAGTTTCGTTCAATCTTACCTATACTAGATAGTTCGCTTGTTTCTGTATTACTATAAATATTTAGTAAAGGTAATTTTGATAATTCATTTGGATATATACGACTTTCAAAAACGTTTGAACCTGTCGTTGTTAATCCTGTTAATGCCGTTGTAACATTATTTCTTATACTTGTTCTTTTATGAGCCATTGTTACGCCTCACTCAAAAATATTTCTGTAATTCCTGTTCCGTCTTTAAGAACATTATTTACAGTATAATTAGTAGAGTTAATAACAACAGGGTCGCCAAAATCAGCATTTGTAATATCACTTGTTTTTACGGTTATTTTAGGTTGGTTTGCGGTAATACCCGCATTATCGCCAACATCAATAGTAGTCATTTCGTTATCAAATATTCCTTTGATTGTTGAAGCTGAACCACCAATAGTTATTGTAATACTATCTGCGAATTCATCACTATCAAAAAATATTGATCTTTCTGTTGTATCTTCTATCGCCATTAACTTTTTTCCACCCCTATATTATTATGATAATAAACCACCCCTAGTTAAGCGATAAACTTTTCGTGTACTAATTATCTTTTAAAATTTTTATTATTAATTCTTTTAAATCTTTATTTTGTTTATTTAATAATATTTCTATTAATTGTGTTGAAAACAAATCAACATATTTTTCTTCTGTCCTGGCGGTTAATTTTAAAGAATTATACCAAACCAGGAAATGTAAAAATTCGTGAATAACAGTTATTAATTTTTCTTTAGGTTCTAAATCTTTATTAATAGTTATTTCTGCTTTTTCCGTATCAAACTCGCCGTCGCATTTAACTTTGTTCGCTTCTTTATTATTCCAATATTTTATATAGAACTTTTTACGGTCTATAAAAAAATGCGTCGGCAACTTTGCCGTCATTATTTTTTAAATATTTTATTTACTGCTTTTTTTAAACCTTTTGCTTTATTAACAGCAGGTTCAACATTTTTAACTGCTTCGCCTGTCATTTCAGCTTTACCCATACCAACTAAATATTCTGCGTCTTGTTGAGAAGCTTCTACAACTGAACCAATTGAACAATGTTGTCCTTTAACAGACGTATTTTTTAAAATTTTTATTTTCATAATTCCTCTATTAAATTAATTTAAGATACGGGACGACTTTCGCCGTCCCATATCAGTACGCTAATTATTATTATGCGTTTAAGTCTTGAATTGCTGAGAAACTTTCAGCGTGTCTTACTGCAATATCAACATCGTAGAAAGACGCTATTCTTGTTGCGCCTAGAGTTGATAGTGAATAAGGGTCAACCATAACATCTAAATTACCCCATTCTCCAATAACAAGATCATTAAAGTTACCGAATAATAAAGCTGAACAATCCCCTGACGAAGTTCCTTTTGTTAATGTATCAGGCATTTGGCTTGTAACATTAACATTGTAACCCATAAGATTTTTTTGATCGTTCATAATAAATTGACTATCTGTTGAACCTACTCTTACAGTTTGCATAAATCTAGCAACCTGAGTTGGCGAAGTAAACCAAGATAACGCGCCTACATCTGCGTTGTCTTTTGCTACTTCTTTCCACGTGTCCACGATTTTTGCCCACGTTCCTGCGCCACCATTCGTACCAATAGCAACTGAACCAATACCTGATTGATTAAGTACACCTGTTGGTTGGTTTGATGAACCTGAACCTTGTAAAGCACCTTTATCAACTGCACTTGCAAGACCATCAATTAAATCTTTTCTTAAAATTGATTCAATTGCAACTGAACTTTGCGCCATTAAATGTCTTGAAACATCAACGTACGCTGAAACAGTTTTAGGGTTCATAGTGATTTGTCTAAAAGTTGGTGCGCCCTCAGTAGCCGCCGCATTTTCTGCAACCCAATAAGCAGTTGTAACTGCATTAGCCGCAGGAATAGCAACATCGCCTTGAAGTCCTGAAAGAACAGTAGCACCCGCGCCTCTAACCATTGATCTTGCTCTTAATGCGTCAACATAAGAACCTGCCAATAAATCAGTTGCAACAGTATGACCACCCGCAGTAGCAGTACCCTGAGTTAAATCTCTTTTGTAGAAATTTGCGTCACTTGGTACGAATATACCTCTTGCGTTTTTACCGTTTCTTTTAGCGATTTCGTCTGAAGCTTCTTTTTCAAGTTCAGCACCGTCCCAATTACCACTAACCATAGCTTTAATACCTTTTGCTAGTGAGTAATTTCTCGCGTCTTTTTTAGATAGACCAACTTCATCGTTTCTAGTTTGTAACGGTTGGTTTCCAATTTTTTCTAAGATAACACCTTTAAATTGTGCTACTGATAGACCGTCTTGGATAGATTTTTCTGCTAAAGATTTTTGGTTGTGCTTTTCAGCAACAGCGTAAATTTCTCTAACTCTATCAACTTCGCTTTTTCTAGCAAGTTCTTTAGTCTTTTCAGTATCAACTTTAGGTGCAACTACATTGTTTTCTTTTTCCATTGTATTTGTAACCTTTATATTTGATTGTTTGTTTATATTGTCGTCGTCGTTTTTAATTTCTTTTGATCTATTAACACCAACAGATTGATCTGCGGGTATTCCGACCGAAGAAATCTCTAAGGGTAACGTCGAAACTTTGTAGCTTGGCTTTTCCTCGTCCTCGCTTTTTGTTTTAACTTTTTCCATAGATAAGACTTCATAACCAAACGATATGTTGAAAGATAGAGTTTGCTAAATCGTTTTTTCCAAAACGAACCTTAGCTCTACCACGAGCATTGGCAATATTAACTTTCTCAACAATTCCTATAACCTTTGTTGCGTCGTGGTCTGCTAAAAACGGTGCATTACCACTTCCCAAAAAAGATAAATCCATTTTATCGTGATCTATAATTTCCATACCAAACGATCTTTCGTAAGGTGTTTCTGAACTAAAAGATAAATCAATTGATCTATCTTCTTCGTCATCTTCAAAATATTTCTTTTCAATAGTTGCAGTACGATAAAATTTTTTAGATTTTAATTCTTTATTCACTACTTCATTCTCAAAAGTTTTGTCCTCAGGTTTTTGTTCTTCCTTAGGTTCTTCTTTTGGTGGTTCTTCGTGTGTTTGTTCTTTTGGTTCTTCCTGAACCTCAGTTTTGTCCTCAGATTTTGCAGACTTCATATCAGCTTTACCAAAAGTTACAGTAATAGCTTCGTCTGTTTCCTCTATTTTTTGTATATGTTTTTTTTCCATTATTATTTACCTTTTGGCAGATCGCTAGACAACCATTTCATAAACATATTGAAAGGGTAACAAACGATAGACCATATTGTTTTAATTATTTTCGTTATTATTTTTTTTAGTTTTTTCATCATCTTCACTTTCTTGTGGTGCTACTGCGCCTTTATCCCCAAAAGGTTCGTAGGCAAAATTTATATTAAAATCACTTGCTAGTTTTTTCTCTTTATCTAATTGTTCAAAATGTTCCTCAACATCACGTCCCGTTTTGCTAACAACATCTTGTAAGCTTACAACACCTGCTTTAAGACCAACTACATTTGCGTTCATCTCTTTGAGAGGATCTATCCAATCGAAAGCACGAGGTATAAATACTGTATCGTTAAACTTATTATATTTTGACATTGGTAAAGGCGATAATTGTTCGTCGCCTAAAGTTAAATACATTTTTAACCAACGTTCATATACAGGCTTACAAAAATGATTAATTACAAATTGTTGAACTGTCTTATAATAATCTCTATCATTTAAACTTGCTTGTCTAATTGATGAGTAATTAACAGAACTATAATCATTACTTAAATCATTATAACTTATGTTTAGACCTGCTGATATTTGTCTTAAAATACTTTTTATAAAAGGGTCAAAAGCAGTTGTTGGGTGCGATGTATCAAACTTTTTAAAATCACTACCTTGTGGCAACTGTTGTATTGTTCCTGCCTCTACATTCATCATTGGACTAAATCCATCGCTAGATGTATCTTCGCCTGTAAACTGATCGCCACTTGGACTTGTTATAAATCCCATAGCACTAGCATTAACTCTACTAGCGACAAGTTCCGCCTCAGCGTAAGCGTGTAACATCTTTAATTCTTTTAAAACACTTGCAATTGGACTATACCCACGCGATTGATTTGCACGTTCAGGCATATAGATATGTAATAAATTTTCAGCACTAACTCTTTGACTTTTATTTGACGAACCGTGCATAAAATATTCGTATGGGTTCTTATCAAATAAATAATAAGCTATTGGTCGTTTCGTTCTATTACTGAACTCAACGCCCATTCTAATTTCGTTATCGCCGTTATGTCCGTTTCTATTCTCGTCAATTAAATCACAATCTAAAAAGTTAATTGCAAATCTAAAATCATTATCTGCGTTTTCAACAAACTGTACTAATACCTCGCCGTCTGTAAATAACGTCTGTACTAATAGATTTTGCATATCTAACCAACCATATCTACCTGAGAGATCGCAGTTATCTTTTAATATCCACCTACGCCACCTACTCTCAATAATATTGTTAGCCACATAATCTAAATTTTGATCTTTGTCTTTTGATCTAACTTGTA